CGGCTGGACCGGTGTCAAAGACACCACCGCCGCCATCTGGGACAGCATTGTCCAGTGGATCAGTGACGCCTGGGACGGAATTGTCAACTGGGTGACCACCGGCGTGGACAACGTACGGAACTTCGTGCAGAGCGGCTTCACGGCGGTCCGCAACGTTGCCACGAACATCTGGAACGCGATAGTCAACTATATCAAGGGCATCCCGGGCCGGTTCATGGCAGGGCTCCGCGCTATCGGTAATCTCGCCGGTACGATGGGCAACTGGATAAGCAACGTCCGCACCGCAGCAGTGAACCGCTTTATGGACTTAGTCAATTGGGTTCGCGGGGTTCCCGGGCGAATCCTGAACGCGCTGGGCAACTTAGGGAATCTACTGCTCGGCGCGGGCCGGTCGATTATGGACGGGTTCCTCAACGGCCTGCGAAACGCTTGGGGCCGGGTGAAGAACTTCGTCGGTGGCATCGCAGACTGGATCCGGAACAATAAGGGTCCAATCAGCTACGACCGCCGCTTGCTCACCCCGGCGGGGAACGCTATCATGCAGGGGCTCCAGGGCGGTCTGGAAGACGAGATGGGTAGCCTGAAGCGAACACTGGACGACGTTACCTGGATGATTGAGAACGGCATTGACCCCGAAATTGGAGTCGAGGGGGAGTATGCTTTCAGTAACGCAACGGAGCGGGCGAACACGGCGCGGGGCCGGGCGGCCACCGACACCGACACGCCTGCAAGCGCCATCAACCTGACAATCAATAACCCTATTGAGGAACCGACCAGTAAGACCACTGAGCGGGTGTCCAAGCATCTAGGACTAGGAGCAACACTGTGAGCATGTACGTTCTTGACGGCTTCCCGCTGTACGACCCGCGAAACGGCTGGGGCATGATCACCGGGACGCTCCCTGGCGTGATGGCAGGCCGCGCCGACAACGGCGTAGGTTATCCCGGCCGGGACGGCGTATCCCCGTCGCTGGGGAGCCGGTTCGGCGCGGCGTCGGTGCCTATATCCATGAAAATCCAAGGCCGGGACCGCGAACAGACCGTCAAGCGCCTGGAGCGACTGTACCGTCTTCTGGGGACGCGCCACCGGCTGATGGAGCTACGCCACCGACTGGACTACGGGCGCGATCCTAACGGTCCGTCCCGGATCGCTGATGTGGAGATGCTCGGTGAGCCGTCCATCACTTGGCTAGCTGACACCTACGCTCAGGCGACTTTCGTGCTAAGTATCCCGGCGGGGTCGTGGCGGTCGGAGAGCCCGGCCACCGCCGCCGTCCCGTTCGACCGGGAATCAGTCATTTTCCCCGAAGCAACCGCCACGATGCAAAATGTTATCGTGCGGATCACCGGGCCGGTCGATAACCCGCGAGTTTTCGATACCGCCACGGGCAAGGTTATCGGGCTGGAAGGCCGCGTCACCGATACCGTCGTGCTGAACGCCGCCAAGTGGGAAGGCCGCCGCCACAGCTCGCCAAGCTGGGACCTAGACAGCGGGGCGGCGGTTCCCGGGCCACAGATTCTATCAAATTCCGGGAGCGGGGCGGCCTTCGTACTGACACCGGACCCGGTAGCGGGCGGCGTGCAACTTGCAGCCTTCGGCGAGAACGTCGGGCCGGGCGCTATGCTTGAAGTACGATCCCACCTCGCATACCACTAATTTCAATTAGGAGCAACCTTGGAATTTCGACTCGTTGCATATGAACCGCTCGGGGAGCCCCGCGACGTACTCCCCGACGCGCTGGAAATCCTGCCGGTGGTGTCGCTGTCAGACCCGGCTACCCTTCAAATCCAGTACCCAAAATCTGGCGTGAATGCAAGTACCCTTCAGGAGCGTATCCACGAGATGGCGCTGCAATACTACGACGAGGAGAGCGGACGCTGGGTCGAGCCGGCGAACTGCCGATTCTTGTCGATGAAAGGGGAGAACGATTTCCTGGACGACACGCCTACCTTCGCGGTAGACTACGTTCACGTCGGTAGCTTCCAGCTCCAGCGGGCGACAGTATGGTCCACTGACGGACTCCGTGAGGACGAGGACGGTAAAGCTCAGTTCTTGTCAGCTACGGCGGGCCAGATACTCGGGCCGCTCCTGCAGCGGGCCAAGGACCGCGGATGGGGCGCGGGCATTGACTGGGATTTCACCGCGACGAAGGACAGCGCCGGGGCCGATTTTGCACATATCATCACTATCGCGTATGATACCGAAATCAATTTGAACACGATCCTAACGAACCTCCGGGATCAGCAAGTTATCGATTTCCGCTGGAACGGACGGACCTTGCAACTGTTCAATCCCGGGACGGTGATGGCCCGCGAAACCGACTTGCAGCTTGTCGCGCCACACGGCCACACCGCCGCGCCGGAGGAGTGGTCCAACGAGGAGCTCCAGTCGCACGTACGGGTGATCGGCGAAGACGGCATGAGCTGGGAGTTCAGTAACGACGTACTGACCCCGTTAGGCCGGTTGGAAGGCGTAGTGACGCAGGGCGGCGTCAGCGACCCCGGGACGGCGGAAATGCTATCCCGCGAAGGGCTTGTCGCCGGGGAGGATACCCGTGTCGCCCGTACACGAGAATTCGATGTGTTGCAAGGCAGCCCCGCGCCGTTCCGCGACTACGTCCCGGGTGACTGGGTTCACGTACTGAGCGACGCCGGCGAGTGGGAGTACCTGCGAGTCCACTCAATTAGCGTTACCGTCAACGACGAAGGTGTATCCGGTCACGCGGTCCTTGGCGACAGCCTGGACGACCTGCTATCCCGTATCGCGAAGCGTACTCAAGGTATCGCGGGCGGGGCGACTGTAGGAGGATCAGGGGTCCGGCCGAACACCGACGGCCCGGACCGCCGTGAGCCCGCTGTACCGGAAGGACTTGTCGGCTCGACAGATTTCTACTTCGACGACCAAGGTGTTCCGCGCGGCGTGGTCTGGTTCGAATGGGCCGCCGTGTTCCAGGCAACGAACGGAAGCGGCATTGACGTCAACGAATACTGGATCGAGATAACCGACGATTACGTCGGCGCTCCGGTGCTGCTCACGCGCTCAACGTCCGAGCCGTTCTTCTCGCATAGCCCTATGGACATTTACGACAGCGACGGCAACCCGCGCCGGTATAAGGCCCGCGTGCGAGCCCGTGCGAATTCTGGCGTCTTAGGGGACTGGTCGGAATTCATTGCAGTGGAGATGGTCGAAGACCCCGACCCGCCACCGCCGCCGCTCCTACAGCCGGGCGACATCACCACGACGCTCGGCACGGTCCGGGTGGATATCACCGGCGTAGACCACAACCATAATCCGCAGCCGGGCGACTTCTCTCATTTCAAGCTATATGAGAGCACGTCGCCTTCCGGGGGATGGCAGCTCGTGGCGTCGCGGGCGGGCACCGAGCCGGGCTTCCTGTGGCAGAGCGGCCACCGGCCCGCCGGGGTGGAAATGTTCTACCGGCTCACGGCGGTCGATATTTCTGGTAACGAGTCGTCCCCGAGCGCGGTACAGTCCATCACGCCGAGCAAGCTAACGGACAATCCAGACTTCCAAGAAGCCATTGAGCAAGCCGGGGAGGACCTGGAGGAACTGGAGCGTAACCTAGAGAACCGCTTCCCTATCGAGAACGACGATATTGTGTCGATCGAAGGCGGGAAGGTCACCGCGCCGGAAGCCATCGTGAACGACGCGTTCGTTCAACGGGTCTGGGCAGACGGTATCTACGCGAACACCGCTACCCTGGCGCGGGCCGTGTTCGCTTCGCGCAACCTGTGGCCGGATCCCGAATTTGAAGTAGCGGAATTCAACGGCTGGGAAGTGATCGACGGCGGCATTGAACGCAACGGAACCGGGGCGCTTGCAGGCGGCTACGACACCGAAGTCGTTATCCCGACACGGGCCGGGGACACCTTCTACATATCGGCAGACCTGACCTTCCTAGAAGGCACCGGGGAGTCCCGGATACGGGTTCGCTCCTACGATGAGGAAGGGGAGTATGTTAGTGGATCCACCGACAATACCGTGATCGGTGAAGCCGATGGCCGGTGGGGTGGGGAGTATACCGTCTACGAGGACGGGGTGTTCTTGGCTGTAGGGTTCTGGACTGAAAGTTCCGCCGGGACAGGGACACGGGTCCGGTGGGAAAATCTACGAATCCAGAATATGGTGGATGGCACACTGATCGAAGGTGGCTCCGTAATGACCCGCCACCTGCAAGCTGACGCCGTCACGGCCGACAAGATCAAGGCCGGGGCGGTCGAAGCGGAGCACATTGACGCTCACGCCATTGACGGCAAGGTTATTACCGGGGCGCTCATCCAGACCCGCTCCCATGCGAAACGGGGCGTGAAGCAGACCGACGACGGCATTGTAGCGTTCGATTCGTCCGGAAGCCAAACCGTCAACATCGACGGGACCAACAACTACATGCACGGGCGGTTCTATACGAACGGGCCGGGCGAGCCGGGTATCCTACTGAACCCGGCGCGGTCTACGCAAGGGCCGGGCGTCTGGTTCTCCGAGGACGGTTCCGCGTCGTCGAATTGGGCCGCTATCTGGACAAGTGTCGATTCCAACGGCTACTTCCACACGCTCAACATCCGTCCTAGGAAAGGGGATGGTGGTCCCGGAGTTGTGAAACTTCATGGCACCACGAACGCGGGCCACTTGTCGGTTGATTCGTTCTACACGACCGGCGGTATCAGTGTGGACAAGTCCTCGTTCTTGCAGCGGGACGTCTACTTGAACGGGCTCGGGGGACTCACCGAAATAGCAGGTCGGCTGAACGCTTACGGGCCGCACTACCTCTACAACCTGCCGACCACCTCCGGCTGGAACCCGCTCCGTGTCTCCACTAGTAGCGGGCTCGTCTACATGTACTCGTCGTTGCAGGAAATCAAAATCAACGCTGAAAAGGTGGACTCGGCGACGCACCGTAACATCTTGCAGCTCGACCCGAAAATCTGGTACGACCGCACCGACCTCCAAGAGAAGCTGGAAGACTTAGGGCTTGACGAGGAACTGTTCGTCTACGACACCGACGACGGGCCGATCATGGACGTGCCGACCGTGGAAGGCGTGCTCGGCGACGACATGCCGATGCGCGTGGCCGGGCTGATCGCGGAGGACGTAGTTGACGCCGGGCTGGAAGACTTCGCCGAATACCGCTGGGACAGCGAGAACGAAGAGTACAAGCTGCAAGGTGTAGCCTATGACCGTCTTTGGACGCTCCTTATCCCCCTTGTCCGGGAGCAGGATAAGCGCATAGCATCTTTAGAGGAAGAAAACAAATCGCTCCGCGATCGGCTGCAAGCTATCGAGGACCGGCTGAGCAATCTCGAATAACACTCGCACACCGAAAAAGGCAAATCAGCCCCGATTTGCCAAATCTAATGAAATGAGGTAGATATGCCAGAATGGATGGCAGCCCTTACCGTCGGGGAAATCGTGGCGACCATTGTCGGGGCCGGGGTGATCGTAGGTATCGGGGTCAAGCTGTACCCTACAGCGCGGGCGTTGTCGCACCTTATCCGCGACCTGCACGGTACGCCGGACCGCGTCGACCGCGCTGGCAACGTTATTGAGCCGGGGGAGCCAAGTATCCGCGCTCAGCTGCAAGCGATCCGCGCTCAGGTGGAGAACAGCCACAAAACGAACCTCCGTGACGATATAGACAAGCTAACTGAAAAGCTCGACGAACACATCGAAGTCGCCAAGGACCACGACCGCTATCAGGAGGAAACTTCGCAGCGGCTAGAGGACCACATCCAGCAGACGGAGGAGCTCATGCCGATGATGACGGAGCTGCACGAGCGATGGGCCGAGCACCGCAAAGACCAGGACTAACTTATCAGCTACACTGTCAATAGATCCTGCAGCAGATCGCTACGGATCTTTTAGGAAGGGAATCATGTTTCTCACAGGACTTGAACGCATACTGCAACAGGCGGGCGTGGACTACACTGTAGTATCCGGCGCTGAAAGCCGGACAGCGCACCGGGGCGGGCTCCGCAACGTCGTCGCCAATATGTTCCACACTACCGAAACGAAGGATAGCGTGTTCGACCAAGGCGGCGACGCGCCGACCCTGTCGTACGTTGTGAACGGCCTAGGCTATCCACTCTATAACATACTTTTCGGCCGCAGTGGTCACGCCTATATCGTCGCGTGTGGAACCGCTGGACACGCTGGCAAGGGCTCCGGCTTCGGAATGCCCAAAGACCAAGCGAATTACCACTCAATCGGGCTAAGCGCCGACTCGAACAGTAGCCGCTACCCTATCACCGCCGCGCAGCTGGACAGCATGGCCCGTGTCGCTTATCAGCTCGACAACGACTGGAAGAACGGCCTTCGGGATGTCATGCACGGGGAATGGGCACCGGGCCGCCGTAGCGACCCGACCCGCGTTCCCGGCGGATGGCCCGCGCTTCGCCGCGCCATCAAGGCCGGTAGCTGGGACGGCTCCGGTAAGGCCAAGGGCACGAAGCGGACCGCCAAAGAACAAGACTACATGAAGCGCGATGTCATCGTCGACGACGCCAAGGTTATGGACGGCCGAGGTAAGAACGGCAAGGTTATCGGCACGCCGTCCAAGGGCTACACGTTGAACGTCGTTGCCGACGATGGCAGCTGGACCAAGGTTCGCTGGAACTACGGAACCAGCTCCAAGCCGGACTACCGCAACGCCTGGATCGCGGCCCGGTCGCTTGAGAAGCCAAAGGGATGGCCGTTTGAAGACCTACCGAAAACGGACTACCATACGTCCGAATCTCATAATGCGTGGGTCGAGCTCATGGCCGCTATCGACTACGAAGACGAAGACCTTGGTAAGAACTTGCAGTCGTGGCTCGGTAACCTAACCGACCCACGTACGGGCAAGGGCTACTACGACTTGAGCGTCTACCGCCACGACGGCATCATGGGGCCGGTAGCAGTGAAAGGTCTCCAGCGCAAATTGTACGACACTTCGGCGCTTGGTAAGAAGCACCTCTACTATGGTAAGGCCGACGGCGACCGCGGGAAGCTGACCATCCACGCCGAAATCGATTACCTGAACTGGCAACGTCAGTTCCTTATCTAAGGAGTAACATATGACCATCTGGTCGAAGCAATTCTGGAAAGGCGCTGCCGACCGCGCTATCAAAACGTTCTTCCAGACGTTCGTGGCGGTTGTCGCTTTCGGTGTCGGCGCTGACGCCATCGGTGCCACCGCCGGGCTCGCAGACGTGTCGTGGGGCGACGCGCTGTCGGTTGCAGCGCTCGCGACGATACTGTCGGTAGCAACTGCCGTCGGTAATGCCGGGCGGACCGTAGAGGACAGCGAGTCGGTCGTAGCGCCGCCGCGCCACGCAAACGGAATCGGAGGAGCCCGCGCTCCGGAGCAGGGAGAGTAACCTATGCCACAGGTCAATTTCAAATATATCTTGCCGGACGGATCCCCGGCCACCGGCTCGGTTCATGCGACCCCTACGCGCCGCCACTACCGGGGAGACCAGGTTGTCCTCCCAGATCCACTGGTGATCGAGGTGGACAACGGGTCGGCGGAAGCGGTGCTCGCTCCTACGGGCGAAGGCTGGGTGTGGCAGGTCCGTGAGTTTATGGATCTGCCACACCCGGCCACGGTGTATGTCACCGTCCCGGACAGCGACGGCCCGGTCGATTTCACAGATTTACCCGTAGTCGACCCCGCCACACTGGAGCCGGGCGCTGCTCCGGAAGCTCGGTGGTGGGCGGAGCTCGAAGCGAACAACGCTACAGCCGGCGATATGCAAGCGCTCGCCGAGCAGGTGGAAACATTCCACAGCGAAACGGAAGGCTTCCGGGACGAGTCGCTGCAAGCGCTCCAGGGAACCTACAGTGAGCTGGAAATTACCGACGGCAACCTTGCAG